GCACCAAACATCTCAACATCCTGGGGGTTGCTAGCTACCGGTTCAGGTTGCCTAGACGGCGCAGAACTCAATCGCTGCAGCTCCAGTTTGGTTTGCTCCAGCTCTTGCGAAATCTGCAAAATCTTCGCATCGCGGGACCGAATAACACCGTCTAAACTTTTGAACTTCTGTTGCCAGTCGTCCGCTGGTTTGGGTGCCGGTTCCACAACTACCTGCTCTACGGGGGCTACACCCGCATCTACTACCTGCTCTACCGCTGCTGGTTCTAAGCTGCCTGTAGGTGCATTCATTTGCTCCAAAAGGGCTTCTGCTTGTTCGAGCTGCTGCTGAACGTGGGTGGGCAATGCCATATCTACTTCTCCTGTGCTTTTTGCACGTCGGTCAAAAACCTTACAGCATCGCTGTTAAGGGGGAACCGTCAGGGCTTACGCACCCTTGCCTCATCAAGTTTGGTAATGATGTTCTGGAGGGACTGTGCATACCCTTGGGCACGCCTCAGTTGCTCGACATCCACCACCTTCATGAGGACCTCAATTTTTTGGTCAAGCTCAGCCTGCAGCCACTCTTTGAATCTAGGGTGGCCCGAGGCCATCATTTCAAACAACTGCAGTTCTTGTTTCTTGTCCATTAGCGGAAAATATACACTAACACGTTAGTGTGTGCAAGTTATAAACTGTCATTAATGACGTTAATTTGCAAAATTATTAGTTACTGGGGCTTGATTCATCAGTTCTTGGCCGTTTCCCGGCTCGGACGGCGCAACCTGCTGCTGATCCTGTGGGGGTAAGGCCTGACCTGCCTGTGCCAACTGAGCCTGCTGCGCCCGTTGCTTAATGACAGTAACGCTCGGAACTACTTTATCAACGTTAAGGTCTAACGCCTTGGCGGATGCCCGAAGCAATTCTGCTCGTCCGTCCATTCCAATAATCTGCATGTCAATCGGGTTAGCGGTAGCAGCCAAAAACTCGTTGCGGCGAACTTGAGCTGACTCTTTGACCGTGAGAGACAACGCACCTCGGGCTTTAATAGAAATGTCTCCGTGGTAGTTGTACTTGTCATCATTCATAAGCTGAAACAAGTGCAGCCGGTCCACGCTTGCGCTGACCACCCGAATATCAATGCTGGAGACCAACTCTCGAATCTGCTTGCTGGCGTTACCAATCATCATGCTCATGCCTGACGCAGTACGCCCTGCCCCGCCGTCGCCTGGTGTGCCCGTCATGTACTTGGGAATACCGCTGTACTCGTCGGCCATCGCGGAGAACTTCTCGTACACACTCATTAGCTCACCGGAGTTACTGCCGGGCTGAAAGAATGTGATTGGAGCTGCGCTAGAACCCATGGGGTCACTGACAGTCTGCCAAATTTTCCAAGGGTACATCTCTGTGATTTCTTCACCAGTTGCCAAGCGGTCGTTGTTCACAATCACCTGCGGACCCGATGAGATGCCCAAGTTGTTAGACAGTGCTCTTGCAGCAGAGTTGCACATATCTTGGCAGTCGGCCATTAGGTCATAAAGAGAGTTATGCCAAAAGGCTCCGGGGGTGCGGCTATAGCCATCAGCGTAGTACGGACGACGCAGCAGCGGGTCTGGGTTGATGGTGGCTTTAATAACCCAGCTACCAATCATCCAAGCTTCAACTTCGTACTCCTTGGCCTCGTCAGTAATTTCACCTTTATCCATGCCCCACTCGCGCAACATTTTGCCGCTTACGCTGCCCCAGTACTGGAGCGCATCGATGAGGTCAGAGTTGACGGTCAAGTCACCGGATTGACGCCCCTCGGCTGTAGCTTTGCTAGCGTCTATCAAGAGCCACTCACGTAAGCCGCCTGTGCCGTGAGCATCAAGCACTGCACGGATTGCATCTTCGTTGTAACCTTCCACACCAATCATGGCGCTCAGTGAACCTCGGCTCAAACGGTGGCGCTCAATCAGGTACGAGTCGTTGACGTTCTTGGCCCATGGAGCTGGAAACATGTTGAACGGATCAACTCTCTCCCATTCCAGTTTCTTCTTAGTTATGCTTATCGGCTTGGTGCTGCCATCTGGCTGAGCCTGCCACTCCATAGCGGGGGCGTTACGAACAATCGGTCCTTTTAGAAACGCTGTCTTGAACACAGTTAAGTCATCGAGAAACTCGTCTAGGGCTTCCATCCAGCAGCCCTCAACCATCAAGTCCTCCAGATCACGTTCAGCACATTCGGCCTCCCGCTTAGCTGCTTCCATGATGGTGTTGTAAGCTTGCTCCTTAGCGGCAACCATCTGAGCACGGATGTCTTCGACGCTCATGGGAACCCCGCCCATCTCGGCTGCGGCAGCAAACTCATAAGCTGCCTGCATGATCCCATCTACTGTCTCGGGGGGCAGGTCGGGCTTGGGTGTCGGGTGGATCGTCCATGGTTTCTCAGTACCGGCTCCGATCAAAACGTCGGCCAGTAGTGCTTTTGCTTGGCGAGACTTTGTAGCAAACAGCATCATGTAAATCTCTGAGCCACCTTGCTTCTTAATCTGCTGCAATTTCTCTGGAGAGTATCGACCGCCGCGTGAAAAAACGGCTTCAAGCATGTCGATCTCGATCTGCAGCTTAGCCTCCTTGGCCAAAGTCCAGTGCCCGCGAATGTGAGATGCCAGCGCCTGAACGATGCCTTCTACTTGTTGCTCATTTGCGCGAGCAACGGCTGCGGCAGTCGCCTCCTCGGCAAGCAACGTGCGCAGGGGTTTAGCAGACATAATTCCGCCAATATTTAGCTGTTGTGGCTGTTGAGGGATGGTCAATCCAAGCGCTTGCATGGCGGTCCTTAGTATGTCGCGTTGCGACATGATAACTTACTAACAGTTGTTAGCCTATTTAACTGTAGGCGTAGCTATGCCTCACAATTAGCTTGGCTTTAGTGTTTCGACGGTACAAATTACCCTCGACTTGGATGTTGTAATGCAGTGCCAAGTACTGAATGGCGTCCCCAATATGGCTCCAGTGGTTCTTTTCCACCGTGGACGCGACTAAACCGGCCGTGGTTTTCTTGTATCTGAAGCCCCATTCTAACGTGTTAGCTATGTGAGAGCAGGTAGGGTCCACTAGGAAGCCAGCAGAACCATCGATTTGACGGGTCAAAAGCCCCTCTACGGCACTAATTCGGCGTTCGGGGTCGTTTGTTGACGCTCTAACCACCTGATAACCACGCTGCATGATGGCTTGAGCGATAGTCTTCTCATCCACCTGAGAGCGGGTAAAACAGGCCGGATCGACCACAAATACGATGTTTTCGGCCTTAAAAGCGGGAAATTTGCTCCTAAGGAGGGGAATTAGCAGCCGATCTAGGTAAGTTTCCACGCCCATCGTCTCGCCCTCGGGCACATAGGCCTCACCCAAAATGTTAACTCGGCCTCTCATATCCATTTGACCGATGGCTGCAGCCGCCGTTAGCCCGTTGTCCATGCCCACAATCAGCGGATTTTGGCTCTGAGGGATAGCGTTAAGCGGTTTAGGACTAACATGGAACGACTTTTTAAACGTTCCTCGGTACACGGGCTGGCCTTGGTCGCCCGCGCCGTACTCATTCTTCAGGTAAACATTCACCCAGTCCTCGGACTTACCGGCAATCAGGTTGTCGTAGTAGTCGTCCGCTAGGTTATCTTTGTTTTCCCGCTCTGGATTGAGGGAGCCGTCCTCAAGAATAGCCGGAGGTTGCATAAAAATCTGCGAATTGGCGGGTGGCTCAGTCATCAACTTGTGCCAAAACCCACCTACAGGAGGCGGATTGGTGGAGCAAATCACACCGGCGTAGGTAACGCCGCCCGCTAGTCGGTTGGGAAATCGGTTAACCCGTCCCTGCAGGCCAGAGAAAACTTCGGGGTCCACTTCTCGGGCTTCCTCCACCCAAGCGGCACTGGCTTCAAGAGACAGCAGCCGCCTTACGTCATCGGGCGTGTCCGCTGCCATCATGAAAAACTCGGAGTGGACTGTGGTGTCGTCGCCAAGGCGGAACTTCATCTCAAAAACGTTGTCCGTTAAGCGCCACCTTCCCATCGTGCCGCCCGTTAAGGTCTCAAACCACTGCGTTATCAGCGGGGCCACGGTGGCCTTGAGCTGCTGCATGGTGTTGCGCAGGATGATGAACTTGGTTCGGCGTGTACCGTTAAATGGTTTTTGCTTGATGGCGCGGTCTAGCAAGTCGAATAGCGCCACTGTGGACTTACCCCCTCCCACCGGCCCCATGACGACCTTGATAAAGGAGCGGCTGTCCAGAAAGTCCTGCCCTACCGGAGTGGGGGTAAAACTTAACATCCTGCCAAGTCCTGGTTAATGTTGGATGAGGCTAGCATGGCCGCACTGGGGGTCCAAGTGAACATCTCCAGCGTATCGTCCTGCTCGGCCTCGATGGTGATGACGGGCTCCATGCTCATGCGCCCACTGTTAAACGTGATGTTAAACACGGGCAGGCTGGACTTGTCATCCACCTTCTTCTCGGCATCTAGCCCCAGCATGGTGATCGACATTTGCACCAGCTTTCGGTAATCCTCGATGCTGCCGTCCTCGTCAACTTTGTCACGATAGGCTTTGTAGTCCTCTAGGTATTTAACCTGGACTACTTCGTGCACAGCAGCTTTGAACTCGGCGGGCAGCATAGGGGTTACTTCTTTTTCATGAACGCAGGGAACTTGGCTTGCTTCTTGTCCATGGCTGAATCTTTCATCATCTTGCCGTCGGGCATCTTGTGCACGCCTTTTGACTCTTTGCCCTTAGCGGGTTTCTCGAACATTGGGAACTTGGGTTTGTTAGCCATGATATTTCCTTGGTTGTGTTAGCTTGAATAGCCTAGCATGTTAGTGCGTTAACGTCAAGGCACGGAGGGGGGTGTTTTCTGGCAATTAAATACGTGTGACTGGTAGCCGGTGTTAGCTATTTAACACTAACTTTCAAAATTGATATTTCGCTAAGAGCAGCATTTAAGCAGGGGGGGCGGGCTCGCTCGCTCGGGGTCCCGTGCCGGTGGGGTCTGACGCCGTTTACGAAGTGAAAAAGAAGCTGGGTTGACGCGATCCTATAGGTGGAAGGGTTGAAGTTTAGCCCCGACAAGGTGAAAAGGGTGATCGTACCCACACGAAAAGCTAACGCGTTAGCGTACCGGCAACCGGTATGCGCTTCCTGCAATCGGAAGTTCAGCGCGAAAGTTTAGTAATGAACACCTATGCTCTTTAAAAATTCGAATCGATCGATGTTGCTTTCATGCGCCTAGTTGAGCATGGATTCGTCCGATCAAAATTATCGTGACATTAGGTCACGCGACATAGTCATGTCGTGCGGAGGTTCGCAAGCCGAACTACGCTAGGGATAGCCAACGAAAAACGCGGCTTTGTCACCAATGACTCAATAAATTATCTGATTTTCAAAATAGTTGGTCGGTCAAGCCTTGCACCCTGTTTCATTGCAATCCCCTTGAATAGATTATTTGAAAGTTGGGCGTTCAATTCCCTAATGAAACACGTCTAAACCGCAAGGCATGACGAAGCGCGCATTTCAAAACGCGGCTTAGGGGGTTACGTCATGGGTATTCGTCCTGAGTACTCATGATTTAACTAACTGAAAGAAAATCATGTCTGATTCAATCAATTCCATCGTCTCATTCACACCCGCTAACATCGTTGCCGTGGGTAAAAACTCAAGCGAAAAACGCATGAGCATTGCAACCCAAGCCGGTACAGTTTCCACAATGTACATTGCCGCCGGTAAGGGCAAAGCCGCCGTGCAAGCCCGTGATAACCTCGGCCGAGGTAGCGTCACCTTGATGGCCGGTGCATGCGCTAACGGCAACTATATGCCCCTTGCTGAAGCCTTGGCCTTCACCATGGGCGAATCCGTCTCCGTCCTGAGACTCGCTGATTTGGATTCGTTAGTGTGGTCAATCACTCACCGCATTTCGAATTTGAAGGATGCCGGATATTCAAGCAAAACTGGCAAGGCCACTGCTACGTTAACCGCGCTGACCAATGCTAAGGCCTTGGCTGAGAACGTCACGGCCGCATCGGCTGAGATCATTGCAAAACGTGTCGAAGCACGTAACCAAGCCCGCATTGCCGTGGCTACTGCTCAAGAGTCTAGCGTGACTGCATAAGAGATCGAGCTTTCCGTGTAACCCAGTGACAGTGGGCTATGCAGTGCGCTTGGATAGCCGCGTCAGCGGCATCAAATCAAAAATGGGGAAAACTAAGAAAAGCTACTTTATATATATATTATTAGAATAACAACTAATACTAACTATACCTAGTCTTCTCACTAATACAGGCTTTTTAAATAGAGCTGTACCTTTTTGTTTTCTGGTTAGACGGATTAAGTACCTCGAGACCAAATCGCGTATCCTGCTTCATCCTTCCGAACCATTGGTTCTCTTGTATCTCTAGGTTCTTCATTGAAATTCGTAGTTATATTTTCGAGCCAATGTTGACCTGTAACTAATCTAAAAACCAACAAATGTTGAGTTGTTACTAATCTAAGATCAACTAGTTAACATTCTGCGAGGCTTCACGCCCTCTTCTAGGTTTTAGATTACTTAGACTTGAACATTTCTTATTGTTTTAACTAATAAGGATTTCGTTCGTTCGCACTCAAAACGCACTAACACGTGTTAGATTATGTTAGCATGTATACACCTAACACCCAATCCTTGGTTTTAGATTAATAAGAACGGCGCACATCATGAGCAATAGTCCCCCAAGAATGCGGACAATCTCCGCCTCCCTTCCCTACGATCAAGTGTCATTAATTACCTCAATGGCATTCGAGCGCCGTATTACTGTGAGCCGCTTTATACGCGAGGCTATAGAGGCCAAGCTTGATGGGTGTGCCGATCATGACCCTGTACATGACAAGACCCTGCCTTCGCCTAAGGTGTTAGCTGTGACTCAGATGGTCGAGCGCGTCATGCTCAGATGCGGCCAAGGTGAAGCACTAAC